TATTAAATAACATTAGTCACCGAGATATTAATGAAATAAAAGCAGCCGTTATGCAAGGCAGCAATAAATTTCGCACACTGCAATATGAGTTGCACAAAAGAAATATCAAAGTTGGACAGGCCATGAATGAAGCAATAAAAACAGGATTGAGAATTTTATGAAAGCCAAAGAATTTATACCGGCAGAAAAGCCTAGAAATTTTGTTGCTAAGAACGCTAAGATGGGTGGTGCTGGTCAACACAAAGATAAAAAGAAAGCTGAAAAGCAAGGCGACTTTAAGCACAAGAACAAACAGTTTGAAGAAGATGTAGCTGATGAAGGTGTGTTTAGTTTTCTTAAAGCTGAACCAGCTCCTAAAAAGAAATGGGATCCTGCTAAAGATTCTAGAGTAATGCCAGTTAAAAAAGCAGACGACGATGCTTGGATTAAAATGTTAATACACAAACATCAAAAAGGTATACCACTTACTGATCGAGAATGGAATTCTATAGAACAGTGGAAACTAAAACGAGCAATGAATGCCGAGGCTGCACAGATTCAAGAACTAAGTACTGACTTATTGGGTCGTTATAAAAAAGCAGCCAGTGATCAAGCAACTGCTGCTGACAAAGCAGGTGACTACGATAAAGGTCATAAAAGATTCAAAGGTATTGTAAAAGCTACTAACAAGCAATTTGACAACGATGCGAAGAAAAACAAATGATAGATATTACAGAATCTGCAAAATCTAAAATAATGGATTTATTATTAGAAGAGAATAATCCTAAACTAGCATTGCGTACCTTTGTACAAGGTGGCGGATGCAGTGGCTTTAGCTATGGCTTTACCTTTGACGAGGTAAAGAACGAAGACGACTTTGAGTTTCCTATCAACGAACAATACAATGTATTTGTTGATGCAATGAGTATGCAGTATCTACAAGGTGCTGTTATTGATTACAAAGAAGAAGTAATGGGCAGTCAGTTTGTAATTAAAAACCCTAATGCTCAATCAACCTGTGGGTGTGGGAGTAGTTTTTCAGTATGAAACAATATCGTGTAACATATACTGTTGATCTGGGTGAAGGAGACGAATGCGTGTTAAATGCCAACGATCCTTTACACAAAATGAAAGAGGGAATGTTTCTTGGAAGCGTTCCCGGAGTTGATACCTATTTGGTATATCCAGAACAAAAAGGAGAAGAGGATCGCCCCAGCAATCCTTACAGTCAAGTATGAAAGCAACAGAATTTATAATTGAAGGTGTAGCAGGACCAAAAAACTGCTGGCCAGGATACAGAAAAACTGGCACTCAACCCGGTACCGGTAAAAACAAAGGCAAGCGTGTCAATGACTGCGAAAAGATCAAAGAAGACAAAGTAGAAGAAAGTGGTCTTCAATACTATACCGGAGTTAAGAAACACGGTAAAGAATATATGAAAAAGGCAGCGGCTGCAGGTCGTGAAGGCGCCAGTCAAGAAGAATTAGGTGCTCTTAAAGATAGATTGAGTAAAGCACACAAGGGTAAAGCTAAGAACGAAAGTGTGGCTGAAGGCAGCGGCGGTACAAAATATAAAATAAAAAGCATTGGGTACGATGCCAAAGGCGATTACTATATTAGTCCAAGCACAGGAAAGAAAGTTTATAAAAAAGGTGTTAAAGTTGGTGATCACGAAAATCCCAAAACAGGTGAACACAAAGGTGTAGCGGAAGCTGAGAAGAAAGGTCTTTACTACTATGTGAACAAGCGCAAGAAGGCAGGCACCAGTAGAGATGCTAGTCATCCCAAAGCACCTACAGCACAAGCCTGGAAGGATGCGGCCAAGACTGCCAAGAAAGAAGATCAAGAACTAGAACAAGAGTTTGACCTGATTGAAAGCATTATCGAACAAATTGCCGATCAACATGCAATCGATGTTGACCTTGTATGGGAAGACCTGTCGACTCTTACAGACGACGAACTATATGTGTTTGCAGTTACATCGGAAATGGTTAACGAAGATTGGCAAAAGGCCAACAAGCGAGACAAGACTGACGGCATGAGCAAGAAGGCAGTCAATGCCTATCGTAGAGAGAATCCAGGTAGCAAGTTAAAAACTGCTGTTACTACTAAGCCTAGCAAGTTAAAGCGAGGTAGCAAAGCCAGCAAACGCCGCAAGAGTTATTGCAGTCGCAGTCGTGGACAAATGAGTATGCACAATATTTCGTGTGCTAAAACTCCAGACAAGGCAATTTGTAAAGCCCGTCGTCGTTGGAACTGCTAATGAGAGCACACGAGTTTGTAATTGAAAAAAAGAAAAAACGCAAACCGCGTTGGGCTGCTTACGGTCCCGGTCCTTACGGGGGCTACGGATTTTATGCTGGCTATAGCGGAGATTCTGGTCAAGGCAGTGAAGGCGGTGGTGGAGAAAGCATTGAGCATGAAAACTTTGCAGATGGAAAAAAGCCTGGACGAAAAGGACTAGCCAAGCGTAGTGGAGTTAACACTAAGGCCAGTGTTAGTGATTTAAGAAAGACCGCTAAGAATTCATCAGGTGAAAAAGCTCGCATGGCACACTGGCTAGCTAATATGAAAGCAGGTCGTGCTAAAAAAGAAGACATAACCGACGAAGGTTGGAAAGATTGGGTGGCGGGTGCTGCTATAGGTGCTTCGGCACTAGGTGGTGCAAGTAACGCCGATGCCACAACAAAACTAGACACAAATAAACCCAGCATCATTCAACAGGTCAGTAAACAAGATATTGATAAAACAGTTACAGGCAATCCACATGAAGTTGTTCTGAAAAAAGCTGCGCAGAAAGCTGGAATTGAAGGCAAGGAACTCGCGGCATTTCTTTCACAGTGTGCTCATGAAACTATGGATTTCAAACACATGAAAGAAATAGGTGGTAGTCTAGACTTTAAGAAATATGATCCCAAACATGCTCCAAAGAAAGCCAAAGCCTTAGGAAATACCAAACCCGGCGATGGCGCCAAATATAAAGGACGTGGCTACATACAGCTGACTGGAAAATATAATTACAAAAAAGCTGGCGAAGCATTAGGTTTACCTCTTGCAGAAAAACCTGAACTTGTAGAACGACCCGAAGTAGCCGCTAAAGTAGCTGTATGGTTCTGGCAACAACGAGTCAGCAACAAAGCTATAAGTTACGATAATGTTAAAGATGTTACTAAAGGTATCAATCCTGGACTAAAGCATCTTGATCAGCGCAGTGACAAACTCAAATCGTTTCAAATAGCAATGAAATAAATACTGTATGAAAATTAAAGAAATCTTTGAAACAGCCACAGCCGGTTCAACATCCGCAGGTAACGTGGCTGTAGGTGCAGTTTATAAGAATAAACCTGGAAAAACTGCCAAAAACAAAGACGGAACTGCTAAAAATGCACTAGATCTCAAAGGAACTAATCTGTTAACTGGCGGCTCTTTGCTAAAAAGATAAATATAATATGAACTTTAAAAAGCCTGATCACGAAGCAGCAATGGCAAAAGCACAACTAGCACAGATAGCTAGGAATGCTATGGCCGTTTATAAAATGATCAACGAGGGTGACGAATTAGACGGTTGGATCAGCAGTTATATCACTGAAGCTAACGATCACATGAATTCTGTACATGAAAAAATGGCCTATGACCAAGCTGCGGCTGCTGCCGTAGAAAGTGGTCCTCGAAGCTATGAAGAATCTGTACAGTATCAAGTAAAAAGCGGCCTTTGCGAACAATGGCTACAGAAAAAATATCAAGGAAGATAAAATGGACTTCAAATCACTATTAAGCAAATTAGACAGCATGGAAGCTCCAGCTTCTACTCCAGCTGCCCCAACATTAGATAAAGCTGTGCAACTAAACGAAGATGCACAACTTCGTGTTTTATCCGGCCAAACTACCTATGTAGCTGAAGCCAAGAAAAAGAAAGACGAAGAAAAGAAAGAAGAAAAGAAAGTAGATGAAGCTGCTGAAAAGACAGCGACTACTTGGACTGACATGAAAGGCAACAAGCATCCTGCTACTAAAGTCAAAGGCGACAAGTACACAGGCAAAGAAGCCGAGAAAGAAGAAAAGTCCGACAAGAAGTCTAAAAAAGACGAAAGCGTTGAAGTAGAATTCAAAAGCAAGTTCATGAAGATGGTTGAAGCCAAGAAAGAAGAAGCTGATAAAAAGAAAGCTGACAAGAAAAAGAAAATGGACGAAGGTTCAAAGCCAGACTTCTTAGATATCGACAAAGACGGCGACAAAGAAGAGCCAATGAAAAAAGCTGCCGGTGAAAAAGGCAGTGACAAGAAAGACAGTGGCAAAAAAGGCATGAGCGACAAGCAGGCCAAATACTTTGGCAAGAAAAACGAATCAGCAATGATGCCAAAAGGCAAAAAGCGTCCTGTAAAAGAATCAGTTGAAAATGTTTTGTCTTTCAAAGACATGATCAAGTTAGTACAAGAAAGTGGCGGACAACAGCAAATCGATCCAATCGACACAACATTGTTTGCATGGGCTCAAAGAGTTGCTGCATCCAAGTACACAGAAAGCGCCAAGGCAGAAGTATTTGCAGGCATGTTATACGAGCGTAACGGTGGCCGCTTTGAAATGTACGATGTACTAAGCGAAGACCAAAAGTAATTAATCCAATTACACCTAAAAGCCGGCAATTTAGTTGACCGGCTTTTTTGTTGGCTATATAATAGTCCTATAGGAGAGATATTATGTCAACAAGAATGTACGGTCCCGAAGAAAAAGCCAAACTTGAACGCCTTATTACCGAAGGTGGTAATGTATTGCGCGAAGTAGAAGATCTCAAAGAAGGTCTAAAAGAAACTGTCAAGGCAGTTGCAGAAGAATTACAAATCAAACCTAGTGTTATCAACAAGGCCATCGCCATTGCACACAAAGATAACTGGAAAGATCACGAACAAGAATGGAATGACATTGAAATGATCTTAGGTGTAACCAAGCGTCTGCCTGAATGAATGAATTATTAAAACCAACATTTGATTGGATTAGAGATGACTTTAAATCTAACCCAATTCGCTTTGCTGTTGAGCTTCTTGCTTGGGCTATTAGTATTGGTTGCAGTATCACTATGGCGGTCACAGTCCCAACTCCACCGCTGCTTGCTCTTTATCCCATTTGGATTGCTGGCTGTGCCATGTATGCTTGGGCTGCTTGGACTAGGAAATCTTTTGGTATGTTGGCTAACTATTGTTTGCTAACCGCTATTGATACTGTTGGTCTAGCGAGAATGCTAAGTAATTAATATAGATGGTAGGCCGGGCCATAAACCGCACATTGGTATTTGCAAGCCGTAAATTGCATAGGAGAAATTATGTACGTAGATGCTTTCTATAATCGAGAGCAGGATATGATTAATGTTGTCGAACGAGACAGCAAAGGTCAAAGACACTTTAAAGAATATCCTGCAAGACATGTATTTTATTACCCAGACGCTAGAGGTAAATTTACAAGTATTTTTGGACAGCCATTGTCCAGAGTAAGTTCTAAGAATGTTAAAGAACATCGCAAAGAACTTTCAATTTATTCAGGCAAGAAACTTTTTGAAAGCGATATCAATCCCATTTATCGTTGCCTTGAAGACAACTATCTTAATCAAGATGCTCCTAAACTAAATGTAGCATGGTTTGATATTGAGGTAGACTTTGATCCGGAGCGTGGCTATGCAAGTCCGGAAGATGCATTCATGCCCATTACTGCCATTGCTGTTCACCTGCAATGGTTAGACACTATGATATGTTTGGCTATTCCTCCTAAAACACTGTCAATGGCTGAGGCTGAAAAACAAGTTGCTGAATTTCCCAACACCATGCTGTTTGACAACGAAGCAGACATGTTAGACACATTCCTAAATCTCATAGAAGATGCAGATGTACTAAGTGGTTGGAATAGCGAAGGCTTTGATATTCCTTATACAGTAAACCGTGTAACTAAAGTGTTGAGCAAAGAGGACACTCGTAGATTCTGCTTGTGGAATCAATTCCCTAAGAAACGTGAATACGAAAAGTACGGTAAAAGTGCTGTTACCTATGATCTAGTTGGTCGTGTACACTTAGACAGTTTAGAGTTGTATCGTAAGTATACCTATGAAGAACGCCATACCTATCGACTGGATGCCATCGGAGAAATGGAGATTGGCGAGAACAAAACTGTCTACGAAGGCACATTGGATCAATTGTACAACAATGACTTCCGTAGATTCATTGAATACAACAGGCAAGACTGTATGTTGTTGGAAAAGCTAGACAAGAAACTTAAATTTCTAGATCTTGCTAACACACTAGCACACGAATGTACTGTTTTGTTGCAGACCACAATGGGTGCTGTGGCTGTAACTGAACAGGCCATTATCAATGAAGCTCACAAGCGTGGGTTCATTGTTCCTAACAGAATATCTCGAGAAGAAGGGTTTAGTAATCAAGCAGCCGGCGCTTATGTTGCTTATCCCAAGAAAGGTATTCATGAATGGATTGGTTCTTTGGATATTAACTCACTGTATCCTTCGGCGATTCGTGCTCTTAACATGGGACCAGAAACAATTGTTGGACAGTTGCGTCAAGACGGTACCAAGGCATTTATTGAAGGTGAAATTGCCAAAGGTAAAAGTTTTGCGTCGGCGTGGGAAGGTATATTTGGTAGCTTGGAGTATACTGCTGTCATGGATAGAAATGTTGGGAGAGAAGTTACCATTGACTGGGAAGATGGTGGCTCAGATACCCTAAGTGCTGCACAGGCCTATGATTTAATCTTTGACAGCAATCAACCTTGGATGCTGAGTGCTAACGGCACTATCTTTACCTATGACAAAGAAGGTATTATCCCCGGCCTACTCAAGCGTTGGTATGCTGAACGAAAAGACATGCAAGCCAAACTCAAAGACTGTATCAAAGCTGGCAATAAGATTGAAGAAGAGTACTGGGATAAGCGTCAGCTAGTCAAGAAGATTAACTTGAACAGCTTGTATGGTGCTATTTTGAATCCAGGTTGCAGATTCTTTGATAACCGCATTGGACAATCAACTACACTAACTGGTCGTGCTATTGCCAAACATATGGCAGGTAAGGTCAATGAGATTATCACAGGGACCAACGATCACATAGGAAAGGCAATTATATATGGTGACACTGACAGTTGTTATTTTAGTGCTTATAGCACTCTCAAGAAGGATATTGAAAAAGGAAACATCCCCTGGTCCAAAGAAAATGTCGTTGACCTCTACGACACCATCGGAGAAGAAGTAAACTCAACATTTCCTAAGTTCATGCAGGATGCTTTCCACTGTCCAAAGACTCGAGGAGAAGTTATCAAGGCAGGACGAGAAATTGTTGCCAGTCGCGGCTTGTTCATTACCAAGAAACGCTATGCTGTGTTATACTACGACAAAGAGGGCAAGCGAGCGGACATAGACGGTAAGCCAGGCAAGATCAAGGCCATGGGCTTGGACTTGAAACGCAGTGATACTCCGGTTGTTATTCAAGACTTTTTAAGTGAGGTACTCACTAAAGTTCTAAATAACGGTACCAAAGAGGATGTGCTAGAGTACATTACCAACTTCCGTACTGAGTTTAAAACTCGTCCTGGCTGGGAGAAAGGATCACCTAAGAGGGCTAACAACATTTCAGAATATCGCGACAAAGAAAAAAAAGCTGGCAAAGCCAATATGCCTGGACATGTTCGTGCTAGTTTGAATTGGAATACCTTGAAGCGTATGATGGATGACAAATATTCAATGGCAATTACAGACGGTGCAAAAGTTATTGTTTGTAAAGTCAAAGACAATCCAATGGGATATACATCAGTTGCCTATCCTGTAGATGAACTTAGACTACCGCAATGGTTTAAAGACTTGCCTTTCAACGATGCTGAGATGGAAAATGCAGTTATCGATGAGAAGTTAGAAAACTTGATTGGAGTCTTAGAATGGGACATCAGTTCAACTCGCAGTGATAATACATTCAATAAACTTTTCGACTTTGAGTAAATTGCGGTTGCTTTTTACTCTAGATCTAAATATAATCTTAATATACAGGAGAACTTTCAATGAAAGATATTTTACAAGACATCGTGTCGCACACACAAAATCTAGGCTTCTTGACAACAGTTAAAGTAACTGGAACAGAAAGCAAGACTATTATCAACTCTATGGCTGATGATCGTTCAGTTATTATGGAAGCAGAAACTGCTGCCCCACATCCAGACATGATTGGCGTGTTTGGTATGCCGCAACTCAACAAGCTCAAGTATCTTGTCGATGGTCCGGAGTACAAAGAAAACGCAAAGATTTCTATCACTACAGCAGAACGCAATGGCGAAACAGTGCCTGTGGGTATTCACTTCGAAAACAAAGACGGTGACTTTAAAAATGATTATCGTTTTATGAACACAGAAGTTATCAATGAAAAGATGAAGACTGTTAAGTTCCGTGGTGTTAAGTGGGATGTAGAACTAGAGCCAACTGTTGCCGCAGTACAGCGTTTCAACTTTCAAGCAGGTGCTCATAACGAACATCCAACATTCCTTGCTAAAACAGATGGCGGCAACCTAAAGTTTATCTTTGGTGATGCAAG